ATATTTGTATTGAAATAATAAATATATGATTTGAATAAAAATAAGGCTATGAAAATTTATAACTACAAAACAGGTAAGGCAGTTTTCGTAAACAACGAAAAAATAGAAATTAGTAATAAGGTTGCTGAAATTTTGGAAAACTACACTATGTTTCCTGAAAACATGTATCAGGATTTGGGTGTTGAAAAACGCCCGTTTGTCCAGGATAAGGATGAAGACGTATTAAAAATGGCAGAAGCTACCGAACTGGAAAAATTCGAAAATAATGGAGAAAATAACTTCAATATCACCTTTATGCTCTATAAAGGGGTTGTATTTGGAGTTTACGGTGAATACGAGGGACAGGATGCAAACTGTCTTAAACAGTTTGATCTGAATCAGGTTTATAATGAATTTAAAAAAAATTATGGAGATGAGTAAAATATCAACGAGATAATATCTCGTTGTGATGTATTTGAACAAATATTATGTTTTATCCGAAGAACACAATTGAAAGGGATAGACGTAAGTTTTTGAGGAGCAAATATAAGTTTTTGAGGAGCAAATATAAGTTTTTGAGGAGCATAAAAAAGAGTTTTAATTCTACCCTAGTTCAATTAAAAGAATATAAGTTTTTGAGGAATAGACGTAAGTTTTTGAGGAGCATAACAAAAAAAGAGTTTCAATTCTACCTACTTTGAAAACAAATAAATAAAAGGATATGAAAAGATTAATCGTACTGAGAAGAAATGAAGAAGATAATAGAATGTATATTATCGAAGAAAATAAGTTTGAAATGACACTCCTGTCGGAATGCTATGACAAATTTGGACAAAAAATCGGCAAAGAAAATGCCGAGGACTATTGTCTGGAAAACAACTACTGCACCGAACTACGGGAAAAATTCCTGAGCGATTTAAGGGTTGCAGGGTTTGAGGTAGAAGAGGATGCAGTAGAAGATATTATTGAAAGTGAAGACAACTCTGTTAAAGAGTTCGTTGAAAACTGGCGTGATGAAAACGAGGCTTACACAGAAGCCTTAGCCTACAATTACTGGGATGGTAATAACTGGAGGTCGATAATTTTAGACGATGACGCTAATGGTTATAGCGTTAACTACGAAAAGGTAGAGCAAGAACTTGCTGAGAAAGTTCTTGCAGCGTACGAGAATGCACTTTTCCCCGAATACGAATTTGGGAAAAGTGAAGTAGAGTCGGATGGTTTTACATTCCTAAAGACCCAATATCCCAACGATCCCTTTTTAGCTACTATTACTATATTATAAAAGTTTCAATTCTACCTAGTCCCATTAAAAGAATATAAGTTTTTGAGGGATAGACGTAAGTTTTTGAGGACATAAAAAAATAAAGTTATGAATACAGAGTTAAAAATTTTCTTAGTAATTGTTGTAATAATATACTCATTTATTGGGTATCGTATATACATGGAAAGTAACCAAAATACCCAAGTCAGGGAGAGTAATATTGTTAACCAAGATATTGAAACAAAAGAATGCAGTAAACAAACCACAAGCTCAAAAAACATCACTCGAGAGTATTTTGATGGGCATTATTACATCGTATTTTCCCCAAATTATTACAAAATGGGGGTGATTCATGATCCGGACTGCCCATGTAATAAATAATAAAATAAAGCCTTGCGATTGCAAGGCTTTATTCTTGTCTAAAAGTTTCTGAATTATAAGGATACAGCACTTAATTGGGAACTTTTTTAGGTTTTCTACAAAATATTTTCAGCACCTAAAAATACGATATTGCCGAATTGACAGGTGTTGAATAAAAAATAATTTATTTCACCTTCACTAGTGTATTTTCTTCCATGATTTTATATATTTGTGGTGTCCACTGTAATCGGAATTGAAATTTGTTTTTTAAGAGGTACACTTAACCTCTTGAAAATTTTAATTGAACCATAACAGTGGACATTTTTATTTCAACACTACTTGCAATTTCAAATAATAATGTATATTTGTAATCCCTTCTGCATTGGAATTGAAATATGTATGTGGCTGTTTTATTATGCCTTGAATTGTACCAGCAGAAGGGATTTTTAAAAGAACATTACTGTAATGGAATTGAAATATATATAGGGCTGATTGTCTTAATTGTCTTAAATCGAACCAACAGTAATGTTCTTCTGTTTTTTTAAAATTTAAAACGATGGGAATTGAAGAAAAAATTGTCGACCTGTTAGGGAATTATGTTTCATGTGCATCTCTAACCGAAGAACAGAAAGAATTAACACCTGAACAGAAAGAGTTTTATCAGGCGGCGGATATTTGTTTTGAAATCCTGACAAGGACAAAATTAATATCCGGAATAGTAATAAAGCGGCCGGATGAATTCAAAGAGGTATGGGAAGAAGATAAGCCTGAGTTTGATTTTATGTCTAAATACGCTATTTCTACCTGCGAAATAGCTGATGAAGTCATAAAAAAAATCCGGGAATGAGAATAAAAGTAATCCTAAATGCCGATCCCGGAGATTTTATTGATATTAATTATCAATACAGCTTAGCAGCCTGGATTTATCGCGTTATGGATAAATCGAATTCGGGATCGGCAGAATTTTGGCATAATTCCGGGTTATCATTTTCTGAAACAGACAATCGGCGTTATAAATTTTTTACATTTTCTAATCTGTATATTCCGAAGTTCAGGCTGGAAGGAAGGAGAATGTATATTTTGTCGGATTATATTTCATTTATTTTCTCTACATATATAGATGAAATTGGATGTGATTTTATCGGGGGATTATCTGAAAACCCCGGATTTTATGTTGGTAAATATCTTAAAGTAAAAGAAATACAGGTATTAAGAGAAGATGATATTAAATCAGGCGTAATACTAAAGGCCAAATCTCCTATTTACGTTCAGTCGGATAGTCTGCATTTAAATCCGATAGAACATAAAGATATTTACTCTGCTGCAATACACAAAAATTTAGCTTCTAAATATAACGTATTTTATAAGTCTGACCGCCACGATTTTATTCAGACCTCTGTAACGATTGTGTCTGGAATTAGACAAAAACTGATTACTATAAAAGAAGGGAAGGATTCAGAGACTAAAATTAAAGGATTTCTCTATACATTTAAAGTCGAAGGTGATCCGGACCTGATCGAAATAGGTTATAAATGCGGATTTGGGCAAGGGAATGCGATGGGGTTCGGTTTTGTCGATGTGATAGAACACAAAACCACTCAAAAGGCTAGAATATAATTTTATAGATAATTAATTAAAAAGACCGGGACTATTCCCCGGTCTTTTCATACAATACATAGTCTATTACTTTTCTATTTGCTTCGTCTACTTGTGTGTAGTCATATTCACGGTATTTCTCAATAACTTTTTGCGACGACCGCATTTGTGCTTTGTCTATTGTTTCGTCTGGTATTCTGAGTTTACCTGCAATTGTGGCCCACGAATGGCGGGCATAGGCAAAGGTAAAGTATTGTATTTTATCCTTCGAATCGCGCTTGTTATTTATTTTGTCTATTGATTCTCTGATGCTTTCGTTTACTATGCGTAAAAGCGTTGCACGGTCCGTATATAACGTTTTTATCAATCTTGTTTTTGATGAATCCGCATATCGATTAATAATCTCTATTATTTCCGGTTGAAGTGTAAGTTTTAGCTTTACTTTATTACCGGCTTTTCTGAATGTCTTTAGTCTTTTTACATCTATTCCCCTCTCAAAATATGGCATATAAAATATATCTTTCATGTTCATACCGCACAGAAAGAACGACAAGAATAGAAAATCTCTCCCTATTCCCGTTGTATCGTAAATCTGTTTCAATACACCTGCTTCAATACACCTTATTTCCGTGTCGTAATCCGAAGGTATTTTGAAATTTCGGAAAGGGTATAAGTCGGCACTTATCAAACCGTCTCCAATTGCAATATTAAAGATTCTCTTTATATTCCGGAGATGCTTATTAAAGGTTACTTCCTTGCCTTTGTACTTTAAGAAATACGCCTTTAACTGGATAAGAGCGTTCCTGTCTATACTTTGGAAATGAATAATTTCGGATTTGAAAAATTCAATCATAAGGTTTTTTGTTCCTTCAAAGGTAGAAGCATATCCGCTTCTTTTTAATTCTTCGGGTGCTTCTTCATTTTTAAGGTCTTCTATTTGCTTTGAGATAACCCCAATGAAATCAGATACAGATTTTAGAGGTTCTTGGGATTTAGAATTGATATTGTCGTAGGTGACAAATAACTGCTTTAAGGTTTTAACGGATGCATTTTTTACCGAATCACCGAGTTCTTTATAATAAGTCTCATATCTGCTTTTTTGAGCAAATAGATCTGAATTCCATTTTGCTGCTTCTTGGAATTCCTTCTTTATTATCCCATTATCAGGGTCAAAAAAAGTGGGTTCGATATAATAGGTAGTTGGAATAAAGGTGGGGTCTTCCCCTTTTTTCTTAATCTTAATTTTAATATTCCCTTTCCCTGTTTTTCCTGAAACGTCTCTTAGCACTACACTTAATTCCATAATGTTTATAATTTTTTAACTATTAAATGGGCTAAAAATAGCCTTTAGACCTAATTTTGAACGTCATTTTTTATGAATTGTTTCAAAAACCTTGAAAAATTTCTACTGGATTTCTACTGGAATACCCCTCTTTTGGGCACAAAAGTGTGCTTTTTGTTACCTAATCAGGTAGAGTAAGAACAACAAAAAAGGTGTTAGAATCTAATCTAACACCTTGATTTTCAAATTGTACTCGAGGCGGGAATTGAACCCGCACGGCCGCAATGGCCACAGGATTTTAAGTACTAATTTGTGTCCTTATTTCTATAGTTGAAAATCAATTTGTTAGATTATTTTTGGTAGAAATTTCTACTGGTTTTCAACCGGACCAACATTCCCGTCTAATCCGGTACCTGATTCTATGTTATATTTTCTCCTGGTTGATTTCACCTGTTTCAATATTCAGTTGTATTTCTCGTTCTTCCTTTGTACCATCGTAATTTGTTATATGAATTTTATAATACCATTCATTACCTACTTCCTTTGTTTTTTCAATTGTCACTCTTGCATCCGACAATATATCACGGACCTTTGTTTCGAATAACCTTTTTCCGGTAACAATATTGATTCTTTTAAATATTGTTCTTTCACGGAATATCCCTTCTTCCATATTTATTGGCATCACTTCTGCCTCGTAAACATCATAATAACTAATTCCAAGATTATTGTTCAAACATTCTCCGTTTTTATCATACAAATCATTATTTGATTCACAATGAAAGTCATCTCTCCTAAGGTATAACATAGAATTGTCATACCAGTCTACTTTTTTCTCGTAATATGTGTTCTCTAGATGTTTTTCGGCATCATCACGAATAATAAAAAAATCATAAACACAACGTGAATTCATTCCATCATTTTCACATCCTATTACATCCATTTCAAAACAACGTTCTTCTACATTCCCCCATATAAATATCCTTAAATGTCTAATGTTAATATTAGCTTTCTCCCCATATCCAAGATTTATTTCTCTTTTTAAATTGTAATCGTATTTGGTAGAATATGATGTAATTTCCTCAAAATCCAGTTGACCATTGGGCGATTGTTTTTCCTTGAAATATCCAAACCAAAATTTACCTTGTTTAATTCCTGTAAACAAATACCCCTCCTTACATGCATCTCCGTGTGAGTTGGTACAATGCGACATGATATTTAACCCAACTGTATCTTTTGTTGCCAATCTTACTCTTTTGTATAGACTAGCTATAGAATTATCAGGTATATCCTCTGGAGATACATCATCATTTTCACTCTTTGAGCAAGAAAATGCCATAAAAATGCATAATAGCAATAAAATTCTGTTCATTATATTCCGATTTAGCATGTTGTAATAAATCATTTCTTATTGTTCCATTTTAGTAGCAGATTATTTATTTCCCCAAACCATTAAATGATGAATTATCAGCCTCATTTCTTCTTTGAAGTTTTTGCGGTTAGGGTCTTAATAGAGTCCATATAGGCCTGTTCAACAGGAGAGAGTGTTCGCACCTGAAATTTACGATATTCGGCAATCGCTTTTTCCTCAGCCCGCTTGTGTGTTATGCTACCCGAGTCCGTCAACAATTTCTCGCCAGTCGTAGAGAGTATATTATCCAACTGCTGGATGTAGTCGGCCATATACATCGGTTTGTGGCGAATTGCTTGTATTTCGGCAAAATCGAAATACCCCGATACCAAATTATTCAGTACTTTCAACTCATCCTCGTTCAAATAATTCTTAGCAACGGTTACTTCATTTTTAGTCGGAAAATCTCCTGCAAAAGTTGTCAGCCCCATAAACGGTTTGTCGGCATCGGCGCGTTCGTAAATAACTTCGGCTGCCGTATGTCCGTGTGCCGCATAGTGCAGTTTGTTCTGCACGATCTTAAAAAATTTGATGGATTGTTCCGCTTTCGGATCGTAATCGACACTCGTAGCATACAGATCTAGTACCTGACGATACATTACTTTCTCCGATGAACGGATGTCGCGGATACGATCGAGTAGCTCACGCCAATATCCACCACCGCCCATCTGCTTTAACCGTTCGTCATCCATCGTAAAGCCCTTGATCATATACTCTTTCAGACGCTCAGTTGCCCAGCGGCGGAAATGTGTACCACGCATGGATTTTACCCGATAACCTACGGAAATAATAACATCGAGATTATATAACTTGACGGGTCTGTCGGAATTTGCAATGTGCAAAATTTGCACATTGCTTTTCTCTTCCAATTCATGTTCCTCGAATACATTGTTGATATGCTTCGTGATGACGCTTCGTTCGCGCTGAAAAAGTTCGCCAATCTGCGCTTGCGACAACCAAACGGTATCGTTGTTGAAATTAACCTCTATTTTGGTTATCCCATCTTCTGTCTGGTAAATGACAATATCATTATTTTTAGTATCTTCCATAATCGTTCATTTGAACTATTCTTTTGTATGCCCATTTTCGTCAAACTCGAAAGGTAGCTCCAGCTGTCCGATTTGGCGCATCTTCATTTTCTTAAAATTATCACAGAACTGTTTCATGTTGTCGGAAACCTGGAACAACGTAATAACCTTGTTTATCTGTTTCTCCAAATTAGGCTCTCCTATGTCGGTAGTCAAAAGCTGGTGATACCTGTTTATTCTGTTCCCTGATTCACTTTTAGGAGTTTTCTTTTTAAGTTCTTCCAATACACCGTTCGGAAGCTCCTCGTAGATGAACGTATTAGTCCATTTACCGATTATACCAGGTCTTTTCTTTATCCCGTTAACGGTATAATCCCAACCGTTAAGCCTGAACAACTCTTTATAGAATATATCGGGGAAACGTTTCTGCCACGGTAGTAACTCTTCGGATATGTATGCTTTTAATATTTTTTGAAGTTCGTCATTTTCTCTTTCATATTGATATCCTGTCGCTTCATCAACCAGCGCAATAATTCCAACTCGAGCAAAAGAACGCATTAAAATCTCACATTGATTAGCAATAATATGTTGTCTCTCTCCTCTTAATTTCCCTGCTTTCCTCGCTTCCAACATTATGTCGCATATATCTGCAAGTGTTGTCGCCTCATATCCATTTATTTTTTGATTACCTTTATAGCATACAATTGGCGAAAAGTGGCCTACATTGTAGTTCTTGTAAATCAGTTCGTTAATACTTTTGTATGCCAGTAACCTGGCCAACCTACTGCCCGATTTATTAGACGAATTTTCAGACAATAATTTTAATGCGGATTGCATCTGATTTCCAGATAATACTCTTGTGCCATCGTTTAATACATAACAAGGGATACTCACTTCACCCAAATTCAAGACACCTTCACATAATATATTTCTATCTCCCATACTATAATATTTGAATATTCATTGAACCTTTCTCGCTACTCTCGTTCCATTTTTCTTTAATTTATATTTAGCTGTATTACAACTCTTATATAGTTGGAGGCGGCTTGTTTGTAATCGTATTCTTTTAGCAGTTCTGAATGTTCGCAGATGTATTTCAATTTGCGCGCCCATCTACTTCGCGCTGCGCTCCTTTCGCAAGCTCGATCATTTTGCGGACGTTCGCAAAATGGTCTTCAATCGATTCTCCTGCGCTTTCACACGCACTTTTTGCCTTTTCAATAGCAGGAATAAAGTTGCGCCATTGGGTATATCCTAAAATTGAATGGAGCTCACGTCCGCTCCAACACTCTACTCCGTCGTACAGACAGACAATGGATTCAAACCGTACAAATAGTTCTTTTATTTCTTCTGTTTTCATTTAGCACGTTTATATTTTAGCACACTCAAAATTTAATCCCCTGATACCTTTTGCAGTTGAATAATCCTGCCGGTTTTTTCATCGACCTGAGCAATCTTATTGACCATCGCCTGCAGTATTTTACTTTCAGCTTCGTTTCTTTTTGCGACTTCGGTAAACTGTTTATCCATAAGAGTATATAGTTTTGTAAATTGCTCAACCATAGCTAATCTTTGCTCTTTTAGTTCTGCCATCATTGCAACTCTTTGTTCTTTCATTTCTACCCGTTGTTCACTCATTTGCAGGTGGAAGGACTTCAATTGGCTATCCATATTGGACGACACGAGCTTCATAAATTCTAATATCTCACTCATTGGAACGTCTTGATTTTCGTTAGTACTTTCCGTATTACGTTCCTCTGAAATCGTTTGTTTCAGATTATTTTCTGAATTTTCAGAAATATTTTTAAGCATTTTCCCGTCACCTGTTAAAAGCCATTCCGCGGAAATATCATTGCAAGTCGAAATTATTTTCCGAACAACATCCAAAGACAATTTTCTATCTCCAGTCAATTGCTGATTGAGAGTGTTTTGTTTCACACCTATCATTTCTGCAAAGGAATTTGTAGAACATTGCTTATACTCTATTATTTTTTTTACTCTATCTATCATTTAATCTTTATTTTATTGGTTTATCACAATTGAGATTATATATTTGTAATGAATTAATTTCAAGAATCGAGTTATGAAAAATCCATATAATCCGATATGCACATGGCTATTATTCACTTGAAAATACACGTCCTTCTCCAGTCTCGCTATATGGCAACTTTATCGGTATTGAAAAGTCTATCGAAGTTATTGAATCGATTTTTTGTCCTTCATTACCCGAATATCCAATGCCGATGTTTGCAAGGAACACGCCGATTCTCCTTTTATCCGAGGAATCCTTGCTTTCACAAAGCCCGACATGGAACTTCACCATAGAAACAGAATTGCCGTATGCAGTCATTGCTACTTCGTTGTTTTGGCGCAATAGTGGATTTACATTAGCCCCTTTTAGACGGCAAGCCTCTTCCGCTTCAACAACACCTTCTGTTATCTGTACGAGTGTTTCCTTTACAAATTCTTTTAATTCCATTGTTTTACTTCTAATAATTTACAGTTATGCAAGACGAATCTTTGTATCAATCATTATCTTTTGTTTCAGATTTGCAGAGAGAATTAGATGCTTACCGTTATCAGCTTGACAACATCATGTTAAACCTGTCTTGTGATTATTACCAAGCAACTACAAGAAGCGAACATTATCATCCATGCTTTGAAGTTGCTCACAGTTTCTTCTCTTTTCTCCATAAGAACCACCCTGAAATTTTGGAGGAATGGAAGAAGACGAGAAAGAAAGATTGATTTATTGTTAGGTACGGTAGTCAAACAACTACCGCACCGATTCCGCTAAGAATCAAAATCCATCATATATATTTTTGCTTTTTGATAGCCTGCCGATCATGGATTCATATCCATTTGATATATAAGCAGCCACATCATTATTGCCCAATCTCAAATCCATATATCCTTCTTCTGTATCGATTCGCATTTTCAGTATCTTTTGTGATTGTATCTCTTTTATGTATTCAACAGGTATTTTATACGAAAGCATAATCATCTTCCCATAAGTTTCGTATTCTGATTCTTTATCTTCTTTGTTTTCCAGTTCTATAACTTTGTCGTTATCTAGTTTAATCAGCATTTTCCTTCCCTTTCTCACAATCATATAATGATTCTGAGTAATGCTAACCGATAACGTGAATAAAGGTTCTTCTTCCTTGTATTTTGTACATGAGAATAGGAGTATGGCCGAATTTATCTTGTAATCATTCGATATGTCCTGATATAATGTAAGGTCTTTAACACCGATATATCTCACATTACCATCAGCACTTGTGTTGTCTGTTATTACATTATTCTCATTTTGAGAAAAAGAATGCAAGCATCCTGCAAATAGGATAATTAGTAATAGTGAAATCTTTCTCATAATACTGTTTTTAATTGTTTATCAATAAATTTACATATTCAATACATCCATGCAATAAGATATAAATCTCTCATTTCCCATAACCGTTATTTATAATCAATATAAATATCACATTTGAGATAAAATAATACATATTTAAAATACAATTTATCACAATTGTGATTATCTTTGCCTTGTGATTAGATGAAAACACTAATCCATGAGCATAAAAAATAAATAATATACAAACATAATAAAAATGGATGAAATAGCAATTAATAAACCAAAAACTTTAAAAAGCCAGATTTTAGATATGCAGGCTGGAATGTGTCTTTTTGTCCCATTCCGGGAATATACAGAGATGCACGTAAGAAAAATAGTAAGGTTTCTTAATCGGGATGGATATTCTTATAAAGCAACGAGTGCGGGTGTTATAGACGGGATAAATGTAATAAGATTAAAATAATTATGGAGCTGATCCTTCAAAATACCGATCGTATCGAAATGTCGATGGCTGAATTTATTGATTTCACCAAGAGCGTTGTCAAGGAAGCCGTTGCCGAAACTTACGGGGAATATATGAGCCGGAATGAAGCAATTAGGCATTTGGGCAGTCGGAAAAAACTGGAGCAAGCAATCAAAATGAAGTTGATTAATCCTGATAAGGGGAATGGTAATCAGAAATGGAAAGTGAAGACTCGGGAAGTAATTGAAGCATATAAAATAATTGGAAAGTATGAAAGGTGATTTTGCTGTTATGGATGAAATTTCCCGGATACGTCAGATGTTAGACAGCCGGATAAATGATATCAGGGTTTCGGTACATGAAACGCTTGTCATGCAGGGGGCGGCATCTCCTTTTATAAACCAGAGCAAGGCTTACAAGGTTTTTGGCAGGAAAAATATAACGAATTGGGAGTCATGGGGATTAATAAAAGGGATAAAGGACGGGGAAGGAAATGGACAAGTAAGATATGACTTGTCTCGGCTCATTTTGATTGCCGGAACTCCAAATAGAACTGAATATTTTAAAAACAAGAAGTTATGAAACGACTACTAAAGAAGTGGCTGAAAAGAAGAGTGTATGACATATACCCATGTATATCCGGATGTCCGGGAGTGTTCGAATATATATATAACAAACCATTGCACAAGTGGAACATTTATTTGCTCATCCTGCGCAATGACGGTGGAAGATTCCAAGATATTGAAGAAGTGGAACAAACTTACGAATGGCTCAACAACTCTTGAATTTCATCTATTGATAGCAATGTTGTAATAGTAGATACACAAACAATGGTTGATAGATAAATTTTCCTTTTGTCGCCAAGGTCTGTAACTCCAGCAATATTGAATGGACTGATGTAATGAATATTACCTTGCAGGTCTGTAATCTTAATAAGTTTCATAACAATTGATATTTAATAATTTGACATAACAAAGATAGTAAAAACAAGACAATAACCGGGGAAGGCTGGAATGATATTTAATAGTTTGACAGCTTTGTTGGTCCAGCCGACCCCGTAAAAACAAGACACTATGAAAACTCTTTCAATATTAGCCTTTCTTCTTGCCCTTGGAATATTAGGATGCAGTATTTACGGAGGGCAGTACCATAGTCTTCCTTTCGCAATAATGTCCGGTATTTTGGGTTGGGCGATGTGGCCGGAGAAGAAACAGACAGAACCATATCGAAACAATCGGAGCTGGGATAAAGATACGTAATGGCGGAGGAATTTAGCAAGGTTTGGTCCGGCTTAAACAAAGTAAACCTAACACCGCCCCGGGTGGAAGTAAGGGGCAGATGCGACACTGTAAAGCCGTGAGTTCTTTGGTCCGGTGACATTCTTTTCTTTACACCACAATATCTCCATTCACACCGGACCTTTTTTAAGTGACATATAAAGTACATTGTAGCCCTAGTCCTGTCGGGAGATAGCACGAAAGGCAAAATTTTAAAAGGGAAAAGTTATGAACGACAATGCAAATGTAAATGTAAGTGACAAAAAGGATAAAGAAATTGAAAACTTAAAAAAGCAGCTCGATGCTGCAAATACATCCTGGAACAGATACTTTCAGGAATGTGAGACACTGAAACAGGAATTATCGAGATATAAGGAACTTGTAAAGGCTCAGAGTGCTATTATAAACAACAATTAATCAGTCCGGGGCAGCCAATTGTAACTGTGGCCATATATATAGGTTGCTCCGGCAAAGGGTCGGTTGTCCGAGTGGTCAGGAGCTAGTCCGCAAAACTGGGTACGCGGGTTCGAATCCCGCACCGACCTCAGAATTTAAATTTTAACAAAAATGAAATACAAAGTAGGAGACAAAGTAATAATTAAACCAAAAGAAGAGTTTGTACATTCTAAATATCGAAATCCACATGGATCCATGGACATATATTGTGGGAGAGCGGCTGTTATTGTATCCCAAGCTTTTGATTATTATAGAATAGATATAGATGGAGGACTTTGGAATTGGTACGATGATATGCTTGAAGATAATAATGTAGGAATGTATGGGGAACTAAGAGGATTTCCACAAGCTTATTTTTCTGGGACATTCTCCATGACAGAATCGAATAAAAAAACACATTCTATAGACCTAATAGGCGAACATAAATTTTTAACCTTAAAAGTGGAATCATGAAAAAACTGAAAGCAATTTTATCCGGAGCTAATTTTATCGACAGATTATTCGATCTGAGGGAAAGAGATGTTAAACGTTCTTTAGAATCCGCGAGCGATGACGCAGAAAGACAAATGACGGAAGCCGAAATCCGATACGAGGAACTTTGTAAAAAATTGGGAGAAAAGGAAGTCAACTACACGACAACAATCAATCAGATGTTGGAGCAAAAAGACATCATCCGCCGGGCAAAAGAAACAATTGAAGCCGTGAAGGCAATCAAAGACGATTTGGAATCAGAGGTTGAATTAAAAGAGGAAGACAAAAAGAAAAAATAACTGGCAGCCCGGGAAGACGGGCAACCCGCCTACTTAGCTCAGTTGGTAGAGCATCGGTTTTGTACTCCGAAGGTCATCCGTTCGAACCGGACAGTAGGCTCAAAAGTAAGGCCGTTTAGTTTGATGACGTGACGGCCTTACAAAAAACTCCAAGCTCTTTGACATGTTGACAGACAATAAAAAACACGCAGTTTGTCGCTGCGGGCTGGTGAACTACCGGGCAATACTCCGGTAGTGGCGAAAGTCGCGTGTCAAAGGCGCATTAAGCCAGCAACGGGTTGTACTGGAGTACTTAGAAAGAGGTTCGATTCCTCTTACCCGTCACATTTCAAACAACAAAACAAAAGTATGGAAAATAATCAAAAAACACAAGAGCAGCATCTTACCCATTGGAAAAGACTGGTAAATCCTGATTATCTAGGGGTATATTCTTTGGATAACGGGAAGGACATGACATTAACTATTGACCGGATCGTCCGGGAAGTAGTAACAAGTACTGGAGGCAAAAAAGAAGAATGTACAGTAGCTTACTTCAAAGAAAAAGTAAAGCCGATGATCCTAAACCGTACCAATTCAAAAATGATTCAGAAAATATACAATACCCCTTACATTGAAGAATGGGCAGGGAAAAAAATAACTGTATATGCGTCCGCGACAAAACTTGCCGGAGAAGAAGTTGAATGTCTTCGTATCCGTCAGCTGGTTCCACAAAATCCGGTTTTGAAAATAGAGGATAAAGTGAATTTCGATAAATGTAAATCTGCGCTGCAAAACGGATATACAATCAGTCAGTTACGGACCAAATGGACAATTACTAAAGATGTAGAGCAAGCTTTGACCAATGAAGGAATTTAAAATCAGATGTTCGCAAATAGGGAAAATAATCGGCACTGGAAAGGGAAATCCGCTAACCAAAACTGCCATGTCTTATTGCAAGACATGGCTAAAAGAACAACTATACTGCCGACGTTATGAGTTTCGTAGCAAATATACGGACAAAGGGCATATTGTTGAAGATGAATCAATCGACTTTATCGGCGATCAACTCGGGTTAGGATTTTTGATAAAGAATGACAAACAGTTCGAAAATGACTACTTTACCGGAGAGCCGGACATAATACCGCCTAATATTGATTTGGTCATAGATGCTAAAAATAGTTGGTCTTGGGAATCATTCCCCATACTTGAAGAAGAAATTCCCACATTGGACTATTATTGGCAATTACAAGGATATATGAGCTTAACAGATAGGCATCATGCGAAACTTGTATATGTATTGTCGGATACTCCTCAACATCTTATTGAAAGAGAAGCTCGAAGATACTGTTATGACAACGGTTTTGAAGAACTTGATATTGACATATACAACAAGTTCTTAGCAGATATGACGTATACAGATGTTTCAAACAACTTAAAAATAAAAGTATTTGACATTGAGCGTAGTAATGAAGACATTGTACTTGCCAAAAATAAAGTAATTGAGTGCAGAGAATACATTTCAACCCTATTAAATCAAATAAAATGATAGAACTACAAGCTATAGGTAACATCGGCAAGGATGCCGAGCAGAAAACAATAGGCGGCAAGTCATACGCCTCATTTTCAATCGGTGTAACAGAAAAAACATCAGACGGGAAAGACAAGACAACATGGCTCCGGGTAATGAAATACGACAGCGAAGGTAAGTTGACCGCATACCTTACAAAAGGGAAAAAGGTTTGGGTACGTGGCAATCCCTACTTTTCTGCTTATGTCAGTAAAAACACAGGTGAAGCCATCCCGGACACGACTATATGGGCTGACAAACTCGTGTTCTGTTCTTCAGGAGAAAAGCAGAATGGACAGCAAGACACCGGACGGCAACCGCAAGAACAGCAAACAACGGATAACTATTACGACGATCAACTTCCTTTTTAATCATGAAAACAAAAATTTGCATTAGATGCGGCATTGAAAAATCTATATCTGAATTTTACGTTCATCATGAAATGAAAGATGGTCATCTGAATAAATGCAAGATGTGCTGTAAAAAAGATGCTGCTTTTAACTATAAAAAGAAAAGCAAAAATGTGTGGTTTATCGAAGCGGAAAGAAGAAGAGGTCGAGAGAAATACAAACGATTGAATTATAAAGAAAAATATCCTCCAGATAAATTAAAATCCAACGCAAAAACAAAAAACCTACACAGATATCTAATATCGGCAGGATATGATATGAATATGAAAGAAGCTCATCACTGGAATTATGACTTACCAAAACAAGGCTTCATTTTGACGAGAAAATGCCATAAGTTAGTCCATAAATTTTTGACATTTGACGCCAAAACAAGATGTTTTAAATGGGGAGACATAATTTTGGACAGTCTTGAAAAACATTATGATTTCATAAAACATGTGTTCGATGAAAATAATGTTAATTCTGATATCATTTGCTTTAAGCTATGAAAATCAAACTCCTTAACACTTCCGTCGGTCTGAAACCGTTATACGATGAAGATTTAGAGGAAAAGAAAAAGTTGAAAATCGGAGAGGTTTACGAGGCCACTATCAAGCGGCCTCGAAACCTTTCCTTTCACCGAAAATATTTCGGACTCATTAACCTTGCCTGGGAATATCAGAATGAGATAGCGGTAGAGCATTTCAAGCACAGCATCGAACTATTCAGAAAAACGGTAGAAATGGCAGCCGGATGGTGTGAGCCGATATACTCGATTGCCCGGAAAGAGTGGATTGAAGTTCCGAAGTCTATTGCTTTCGATAAAATGGACGAAGACGAATTTCAAAACCTATACGAACGTGTAAAGGACGTATTATTTAAATACTTCCTCAAAAACATTTCAGTTGAAGAATTTGAAAAGAACCTTATTAATTTTTGATGAACTCATACATGACCAGCTCCGGCGAATATGTTCTTAAATCGGTCATAGACCGCCGGATTAGAGCAGCCAAAGAAAAGAAGATAGCCCAGATGATTGAAAAATATGGCTATCTTTTCTGTGAGGAATGTCATAGAAATGAGGCTGCAGGTATTCCACTTGATTGTTCACACGATATTCCAGTAAGTGAATGTCAAAAAAGAGGCCAATCGGAATTAGCCTGGGATGTAAATAACATTACAATCAGGTGCCGGGAATGCCACCACAAACATGATCATCAATCACAATTTAGTTTTCCATGAAAATCCCATCTACCCTTTCTGCTCAAATCCTTTCCTTTCTATTTAAGGATAAAGCCGGACTAATCAGGCATCTCAAAGAGATACAAGATAGCCCGGTTTCTTTTTCGGATGTAAAAGGGAGGGAAAGACAAAGGAAGGCGGGGATACTGGTTAAGAAACTTGAAAAATTGAAACATTAAAATTATGACAGCAACCTATTTTGAATCCACAGTAAAATACGAAAAAGTAAATGAGGATGGCAAAGCAAAGAAAGTGACTGAATTATACCTCATAGATGCAATGAGCTTTTCGGAAACAGAAGAAAGGAGTTGCAGGCAGTTATCCGAAATAGTTCAGGGGGATTACCTCATTCAATCCCTGAAACGGTCAAAAATAACAGAATACATTGAATCAAATGACGAAAACGATGACCGACTCTACAAAGCAACAGTTAAAATAACCGATAGCGATAACTTCGGCAAAGAGAAAGAATCCTCAATTCATTATCTAGTTGCCGCATCAAACATCAACCGGGCATTGGATAACCTCGAAAAATCACTGTCAACATTTGTAATACCCTATGAGATAGTAAAAATCGAAGATACGAAGTTTGTAGAAGTGATCCCCTACATACCGGACGACAAAGAACGCATACCGGACAATTTAAAACCACAACAATAACACTAAAACTATAATATCATGGAAAAAATCACAGACAAAATTAAATCCTTCGAGGATGCTTGCAAGCATCTCAGACTTAACCCTAACGACCTGCCGGTTGTAGATATGCTTCCGGAGAAAGATAGGAAATCAATTATCGCATTCTACAAGCTTACAATTATTATCAGAGCATTGAATGAAGGTTGGGAACCAGATTGGTCAAATTGGGATGAATGTAAGTATTACAACTGGTTTTACGTTGAAAAAGGAGAAGACCAGCGTTCCTCCGGTTTTCGTTACGACGATACGGACTACGCGTATGCGTGCACGTACACCGGCTCTCGGCTTTGCTTTAAGAATAGAGAATTAGCCGAATACGCCGCAGAACAATTCAAAAAACTATATCGTGAATATTTACTCATTCTTTAAAAGAAAAAACATGAAGAAGACATTAGAGATAACGGAAGAACAAGCAAAGAAACTCTACTTTGAAGCATCCGAAAACTTCAAAGAAGTACTTGAATCGAACTTCGGGAAGACAACATTTCTGAAAAACTTTCAAGACGCAGTAAAGACATACTATGATGCTTGTGAAATCATAGGAGAAAAGCCGATTGACGAACAGCATTTAATGGACTGTGGACTCGGAAAGTCGGAAATCGCATTCATGAAATTGAAAACAATCTTCAAAGCTGCAAATAAAATGAACAACGATTGGAAAGCAGATTACTCCAATTCAAGCCAGTATAAATATTATCCGTATTTTGTTTGGCGTTCCTCCGGTTTTCGTTTCGACGGTGCGTACTGCACGAATACGTACACGTACACCGGCTCTCGGCTTTGCTGCGGTACATCTGATGATGCAGAATACATCGGAAAAAAATTTGAAGATTTATATAACGATTATTTTGGATAATGGAAAATAATGATGATGGAAGCCTGGGATTTCTGAATATTCAGCCCGATGAAGACAGGAAATATTTCCATTGTGAAGAGATAACCCAGCAAAAACTTTTAAACAAGTCATTCTGGGTTATCGACTTTATCGGCAATCTCAAAACAAGGTATGGAAAGGAAAGATACCTTGTGAAAATCAAATTCGACATAGAAGATTCCGATGATAATGCGCGAAAATTCTTTACGAACTCCAGTGAAATAAAATATATCCTCGACAAGATAAGGGAACTAAAGAAATTTCCTCGCAAAGTCACTATGTGTGCAGAAGGCACAAGATATTACTTCAAGTAAAATTTCTGGGTTGTTTACCTGCGAGGGCGTTCCTCCGGTTTTCGTTACAACGATACGAACTACACGAATACGAACACGAACACCAGCTCTCAGCTATGCAGGAAAATAAAAACGGGTAAAGACCTTGCCACTCGGCAAAAAATCACGGAAATGTTTAAGGGTGTTAGTAAGAAATTCCGAACGCTCCCTAAGAAACCAGCAAATGAAAAGAATAGGAAACCTGTACGAGAAAATTTGCGACATTGAAAATCTTTACCTCGCCGACACAAAAGCAAGCAAAGGAAAATCAATGATGCACGGAGTAATAAGGCACCGAAGGAATCGGGATGAAAATCTCAGAAAACTTCATGAACTTCTGCAAAATGGGAACTTCAAAACATCGGAGTACAAAACGTTCAAAATATTCGACCCGAAAGAAAGGGAAATATACCAGCTTCCATACTATCCAGACCGGATTGTACATCATGCCATAATGAACATACTGGAACCCATATTCGTATCGGTCCTCACAAAAGACACATATAGTTGCATTAAAGGAAGAGGCATTCATGGAGTAGTAAAAAATATCCGGAAATCACTTTCAGACGTTGATAATTCCATTTATTGTCTGAAACTCGACATCAGAAAATTCTATCCATCAATAGACCATAAGATACTAAAAGAAATAATCAGACGGAAAATCAAAGATATACGCCTCCTTTCATTGCTTGATAATATTATAGATTCGGCACCTGGCGTACCTATCGGAAACTACCTGTCACAATATTTTGCCAATCTCTACCTCGCTTATTTCGACCACTGGATAAAAGAGATTTTGAAAGTAAGATATTATTTCAGATATGCAGATGACATTGTCATACTCGATGTTGACAAAACACATCTTCATGACCTCTATTTTGAAATAAGAAACTATTTGTGGGACAATCTAAATTTAGAGGTAAAAGGGAATTGGCAAGTATTTCCAGTTTGTTCAAGAGGCATAGACTTTGTCGGATATGTATTCTATCACACTCATACAAAAATGCGCAAGCGGATTAAGAAAAAATTTTGCAAAAAAGCATCCATCCTTTTCAAAAAAGGAATCAAACAAAATGAATGTGTACAAATACTTAGTCCGTGGATTGGATGGTCAAAACATTGTAATAGCAGACATCTATTAAAAAAACTAAGATTAAATCGGAATGAGCAATAATTTATTCACACCAGAAGACAGCGAGCGCATCGAATTACTCTGTCAGCTTAATCGCTTAGAGGCTCCCGTAGAAAAGTTACGGGAGCTTGTTGTTTATACAGAAAAATATAACCGCAAAAAGGAAAGGGAGGAGGGAAAGAAATAACATCCTGAACGGTTTCCCCGGGTTCCATTCCCCGGCAGGGACAAATCTTACATTAAATTTTGCAATTATGGATAATAGCCGTATATTTGTGGTGCTCAATTGGCAAAGCGAGCACCACAAATTACAAATGAAGGTATTTTTTATACCATATCGTGACTTATATCCATAAGTAAATTATAAGTCGTCGAAGTCCTGAGTTGCATAGCCTTCTTTGTAAGTGTTATGTTCGCTTTGCCAAAAGAACAGGAAGTCGGCGACTTTCTTATTTTTATTAACTTATAATTCATCAACGTATGGCAAAGCGAAGTGAATCTGTAAGTAATGTGAATCATAGTACCATTACAGCACGTCCACCCCGACGAAACGAGGGTAAATTACTTTCCGAAGTAAAAGAGTTGCAACAACAACTAATCCAAGTAAGACAAAAATTAGAGATCGAAAAGAACTGCAAGAATCAGGCGTATTACTTTATTCTCAGTTCCGGCAACTTCAGAAAGTTTGCTGAGTTCCACAAAACGCATAAGGCAAGCCTTGATTATCACGGAGCTTGCATGGCGCAGCTTTATCTTGATTCGTTTGAAAAATAAGTAAACCACACAAATATGGAAGAATTGATTATTACTTCTAACGATGGTAGAATGTCATCGTTAGAAATTGCACAGATTACCGAAAGAGAACACAAAGATGTCATGCGTTCAATTCGAAACATGGAAGAATCTTGGTTAAAAATAGCCGGGCGCAATTTTGCGCTGGGCACGTATAAAGATGCTAATAAGCAAGATAGACCATGCTATTATCTGACAAAAACCGAATGTTTATATGTCGCAACAAAATTCAATGACGAAGCAAGGGCTAAATTGGTTTTACGTTGGGAACAATTAGAAATAGAAAAGCGAACAGAACAAAGCAATCTTTCCCCGGCTGAAATGCTTCTCAAACAATGTCAGATCATGGTAGAACATGAAAAGAGATTGTCAACCGTTGAGCAGAAAGTTAATGAGGTATTAGCTATTCGGGAAGAAGCGCAGAAAGACATGTTATCACTCCCTCTTTCTACTGATGCTGTTCCTGAATTAAGCATGAGAGATAAAGTCCGTGCTTTGGTAAACAAATATTCCATGCACTTCAATGTTCCTCAAAAGAATGTGTGGGACCATATTTACCAAACCCTTTATTACAATTATCATATTGCACTGCGTTCCTACGCCAGAAAGAAAAATGAGAGTCTTATTGATGTAGCTGAACGTGTAGGCGCATTGGATAAAATGTACGCAATTATTTCAAACCTATCAAGGCAAAACGGATTAGTAGCATAAATTCCTCTTTAATAAAGAATCAGCATGAATATAAAAGGACAGATAAAGTTAAGGGTGGATGCCGTTAACACCCACCCATGGTTAGAACTATTTCCGTACTCTTACAGTTGTTCTTACAGTAGTACGTACTTGGGTTCTAACCCGAACTTGGATTTTAGCCATGATGTTACTTTTTAAGTTAAACAAAAAGGAGGTTTACTCCCCGGCCCGCTTTGAGCCTTGCCATATCTCGCTGCGGTACGGGCTAAAATCCGCTACAAAGTTAACTGTTTTGTAGTATCTGTCCTTTTTAATAATAAAATATATGCCCCGCACCCCGAAACCCAAACAACCAAAACCGATCATTTCCCGTCTGTCAACAAACTATTCCGACTGCCGGAAATGTATCTACTACCAACCGTGGAAATTCGGATTGGTTGATTGCCCGTTTTCGGTGGTGCCGCATGAAAACTGCGTGGACAGAAAAATTGAATGTGTAAATTATAAAAAAACATGATTGAAAATACTATTAAAAAAATTGAGCAATGGGTTGTCGACAGAAACCTGCATACCCAGGATCCAAAAGTACAGATGTGTAAAACAGTTGAAGAACTCGGAGAACTGGCCCGGGCAATAAACAAAGGCGATAGGGAAAAACAGACAGACAGCATCGGGGATACGGTTGTCACTCTCATCTGTATATCAAAACAACTGGGTATTGATTTCAGTGAATGTGTTGAATATGCATACAACGAAATCAAAGACCGGAAGGGGAAACTTATCAACGGGATATTTGTAAAAGAGGCGGATTTTGTATAAAAAATTAAATAAAAAATCATGATAGCACTAATTATCACATCCTTATCAGGAGACTACTCCGGTATTGCTGAAGAAGTAGAAAAACAACCCCAATACCAGGACAAAAAGAAAGAATCCGATGAAGTTGTAAGTATCCATCAGTTCGACATGCTTTCCAGGTCCTATGATGCAAAATTTGACGAATGCGAAAAACTCAAAGCCCGAAATCAGGAATTGGAAAAGTCAAACATTAAACTCATGGAAACGGTTAACAAGTACCGGTACTTTATCGAGTGCCAACGAAACGAAATAGATAAACTATAATGATACAAAAAGAATATGTGCACGCTTCTTTCTGCACTGGCATAGGAGCATGTGAATTAGCGGCCATGTGGATGGGATGGCGGAATGCATTTTCTTGTGAAATAGATCCATTCTGCCATCAAGTACTTAAATATTATTATCCTCATATAAAACATTATGAAAACATATTCGGAACAGATTTCTCAGAATGGCGGGGAAAAATCGATATTCTTACAGCAGGATTCCCCTGTCAGCCTTTTTCTTGTGCCGGATCAAGAAAAGGAGCGGAAGATGACCGCTACCTCTGGCCGGAAGTGCTTAGGGGAGTTGACGAAATCCGACCCAATTGGTTTATTGGTGAAAACGTTGCTGGAATCACAAGCATGGTACTCCCCGGTGATGAAATTGAAGTGGGAAGTTACACGGATCTCGAAGGAGAAAGTTACCTGGAAACGGAAATGCGTCAGCAATTTATTGTTGACAGAATCTGCAACGACCTCGAAAGTATCGGTTATTCCGTCCAGCCGATTATTATACCGGCTTGTGCCGTCGGTGCGCCGCATAGAAGGGACAGAATCTGGTTTATTGCCAACTGTTCAAACGCAAGGGCTGAAGGTATGCAACAAGGGAAAAACGGAATTTATGAATTTGAAGTTACTGCCAACACCGATAAAGAGTTACTGGAAGCCAGGGACGCCCAAAGACCGCAACGACGGGAAAACCAGGGATTCACAATTGAATCATTTAATTGCTCATCATGCTGGGAAAACTTCCCATCTCAATCCCCTGTTCGTTTCAGATATGATGGGATTTCCAATAATGTGGTGCGATATATAAAAACAGAAGTTTATGATGCCATCAAAGAATATATTAGAAGAGAAGACTTGCCCCGTGTGTGGGAAGCCTTTCAAAAGAAGAAGGTTCGGGAACAGATTGGAGGATTATTCGAGATTCCAGAACCGAATTTATTGCTCGAAGTCTTGCAGCGCACATCGGAGAATAGACGATATGAACAAGAACAGAACGGCTTATCACAATTTAGCGAGGAAACATCGGGAAGGGTATTGTGCTATTTGCGGAAGTACGGAACATTTGCAAGTTCACCATTTGGACAGAAATATAAAGAACAATTCGCCCAGCAATTTGGAAACATTATGCCAGAGTTGTCATATGAAATTGCATTGGCGACTAAGAAGATTGTCGAAGAATGTGAACGGACAGCATCTTGGGTGAGAGCAGAATCCATAAAAGCTTATGGTAATTCCATGGTACCTCAACTCGTTTATCAGATTTTCAAAGCCATCGGGGAAGTAGAAAATCTACTAAAGTTAAATCAAAATAAAAAAACATGAAGTGTATAAGATGTAATAATTTATTTGATTCAAGCATACCAGAAATAAATGCAGAATGTTATGGAGGTTATAAAACATACGCATGCCCACTTTGTGGGAAACTATATGTATTCACCCGGATTGTAAAAGTGGATGCAGTACCGGATGAAAATATATGCGAACTAGAAGATAATTGGGGAAGCCCGATTGTAAAAGATTCTGAATACAAAAAATAAATATGGCAAGAATAAGAACAATCAAACCATCATTTTGGGAAGATGAAAAGATAGCCAGACTACCAAGGGCGTGCCGATTGTTCTATATTGGAATGTGGAATCAAGCTGATGACATGGGAGTGATAAGGGGAAACCCGGCACTCCTTAAATCGGCTATATTCCCGTATGATGAAGATTTGCGAGTTTCAGAGGTACAAAAATGGATTGATGCCTTAGTGAATGCCCGGATGTTAATACCTATTACGTATAAGAGCGAAAGTTATTACATTATCCGCACATTCCGTAGCCATCAAAAATTTGATGCCAGATACCCGAATTTCATCATACCAGAGGAAATAAGCTCCAAAGAAATAGACAATTACGAACACCCAACGGGGACCCAACGGGTACACACCGAGTACCCGCCACGGGAAAGGGAAGGGGAAATGGATAGGGAATATAATACCCCCTATAGTCCCCCATCTGGGGAAGTGTGTGACGATTTAGGAAATCAGTTTTATGATAATTATCCTAAAATCCACCAAGAAGAAAAAGAAAAAAGTTCCGCGAAAAAAGAAAAAGAGCCGAACTATTCTTTTGAAGATTTTTGGGAACTGTACGACAAAAAGGTCGGCAAAAAGGATTTACTCATCAAAAAATGGCTAAAACTTTCCGACGCAGAGCGGGAATTAGCTATGAGTTATATCCCACAATACAAGCTTGCACAGCCGAATAAAAAGTACAGGAAGAATCCGGACACTTTCCTAAATGGCAAATCATGGAACGATGAATTAATCTTTGATAGTGAATCGAATGGAACCACAACGAAACAAAAGCGAACCCCAGACTATAAGCAATCAGATTTTGATTGACGCCCATATTGAAAAAATGCGCCAGGAATGGAGTAAAATAGTCGGACAAAGGAAAACATCATATCCGAAATTATCTTTGAACTATGATCAGTTTAAAACGATTGTAGTGGCACATGGAACTAACATTCTAGCAAGGCGTGGTGAAGAAATATTGTTTTCCATAGACCGAAACAATGAAAATGCTATACATGAGCTATACAAATACCTTTCAGGCGATAAGTCATTTGGTGGCAGTTTATCGAAGGGAATATTGCTCAACGGGAAGTATGGATCAGGTAAAACATTGCTTATGCGTGCCGTGTGCAGCACATACAACTACTACATTAAGCAGTTTGGCCATGTAACTTCACAAGAAATGAGATTTGTAAAAAGCTCTCAGATTGTAGATTCTTTCAGAAAGGAAAAAAACGACACAGAGATTACTGAATACAAATTCGGTCCACTTATCATTGACGAACTAGGACGAGAGCAAAAGGAGGTGAATGTTTATGGAACTGTCATTCAGCCTATGTCGAGAGTGCTACAAGATAGATATGACTCGGGCGCACCAACTTTCGCAATTGCAAATTTCAAGCTTGAAACGCTCAAAAGTGAAGAATATTACGGCAAAATGGTTGGTGACCGGCTAAGGCAAATGTTTAATGAAATTGAATTAACAGGAGAATCCAGGAGAAAATGAAAACAAGTAAAAACCAGGCAAACATACTAAGCAACTTATCTTTCGTCTTGGTGGATATAATTGAAAGTTGCTTTATCGAGGCTAATGAAAAACTGAAATCCGAAAACTGCGAATTTAAACACGAAGCTAAACGGGAGTTCAACCTCCTTCTTTCCCATTGCCGGAACCTGAAAAGATATGTCCGGAATTGCAGCGAAGAAACTCAGGAGTTTTTCGGTAAGGATTCGGATATGCTGTATCAGGCCTTAAAGCTTATAATCGACAGGTGTGGTACCGATGATGTAAAGCTTTTCAAATTCTTCAATTACATCAAGACATTCCCCTCTCAGCTGGATATGGATATTGATGATACGGTGTTCAACGGAGTATGTAAAAACATAAATTAAAAAATTATTGGTGTGTGCTATGGACAAATATGGATCGATAGATCAGAACTGGTATTCTTCCGAAAACCAGAAACATGAAAGGGAGAAAGCGACAGAAGCTTTGAAACAAATGAAAGAACTAGAAAAACAATATGAAAAATCCCGTACTGTGATTATTGAAAGAACACAGTACAAAGGAGTCAGGAAACGGTATTTAAAAACAAAATCATGAATAGAGAAATATTATTCAGAGGGAAGCCTATTGATAAAAAATTCGGTGAATGGGTTGAAGGATTTTATATGGAGGATTTGGATAATGACCGGGTAAAATCGTTTATTTTTAATACCCCTTTACAGATAGAAGTAGATCCGGAAACTATAGGACAATTCATCGGAATATATGACAACGCCAGACGCAAAGCTTTCACTGGAGATTTTTTTAAAGATAACTTTGGAACAATCCTGACGATATTCCAGACACCGGGAGGATTTGCTACAGAATGTAATCCTCTTGCTTTTGGTCATGGATATCAGGGCGGCACAAATCCTTCAATGCCTCTGTCGGATCAACAAACTGCATCTTGGTTTGAAGGTAATTGCAAGATTATAGGCAATATCCACGACAATCCGTCACTACTCAAATAATGGCTATCACATACCCATCACATTAGTAATGTCTTGATATTCTGTTGTTTTGGGTAATGAGTATCATTCCTGATTATCAATTTATCACATAAAAATGGACGCCATCAAATGATGACGTCCGCGCCAACTCCACCACAACAGACACCACAAAAAAAACGTGTCTGCTTTATCTATTCTTACCGAGGTAGACCAATACCCTTACAGAAATAAACTCGCAGACACGTATATACGTAGTCCAACGAGCTTAGTATCTGTATTTTTTATTTTGGTCTTTTCGGTAAGTACTAAACTCAGCTACAACAATTACAAAACAATATGCGCAACTCTTTGCACATTGCAAATATAAGAAATTATTCCTGAATTTAAATTAATATGATAAATCATGACAATAACAACAAAAGATAACAAAGGAAGGACACAACGCTCAGAGATATGGTTCCATGAGAGCTTTATTGCCATACATTGGCATCTTTTTACAGATAATCCAGAAGTTGCAAAGGGAGCTAACCGAAGCAGGGAAATCTGGGGATGTTATTACTGTGCGTTTGAATCCATTCTTCCGAAATGGGCATTTAATGAAATTATCGAATCGAAAGAAGCAGTTGAAAAATTTGTAAAATGGTATAAGAATGAAAAAAAATAATCCCTATGCAGAATGATTTTGATTTGTCGGAAAAATGCCGTATGTTTGTAGTGCTTATCATACTAAAGGGCGAGTAGGCTCGCCGTACTGCGGGCATTTTTTATGCCTTTAAATACACGGTTTCACAACCCCCGTGTGGAGTATTAATGTACCCACAGCCCTTTAGGTGATAAGCAGCGGGAAAGAGTGGAACCGTTTTTATATTTCTACTCATCATTTTAAATAAATTCTTAGGGATAATGCTTATCACGGAAAAGAATTTGTCAACATCGGTACAAGGTATTGATGAAGCACGTTATGGCCACGAAACGGCTAAAACTACTGTAACTATTCCTTCAATCAACGTCGAAGAACTATTGGAAATCTCTTCAACACTAAGAGGCGACGAAGCAATTATCGAGGTGTCCAACCTTGTCGAATTTAATCATGATGAACCGGATCTTGAATACGCTTTGAGGTGTGTTTGCCGGTTCTATGCGAAAGTTTCGTATCTTGTTGACAGAATGAAGCAGATATTAACCGAAGAAAAATAACCCACCATGGATGATTATGAAATTATAGAACAGTACGCTGATTACCGTATTGTTCAAAAGAAGTATAATGGGATACCATGTACTTTCCGTCATGATTATTTTGATAATTCTGTCAGAATAAAATTTGACGACAATTTTGCAAGGTGTAATGGATATAGGAATATCAAAGATATGTTCACAAAAAATCCCGACATGAAGCAATCAATTCTAGCTGCTAATTTGGGGATAATTCCCGATTGGATTCTCATAACACCCGATATGGGATTTGTAATATTGGATAAAACTAAATTGAATTAACAATGGGAAATAATATTCAGATATTTAAAAACGAACAGTTCGGTGAAATCCGTACAGTAGCAAACGAAAATAACGAGCCTTTATTTGTTGCAAATGATGTTGCAACAATGCTCGGATATGCAAATCCAAGAGATGCAATTGCTAACCATGTTGATGAAGAAGATAAAGCTACCGTCGCCATTCACGACGGCAGCCAAAACAGGAATATGGTTGTAATTACAGAATCTGGTTTTTATTCACTTGTTCTGTCTTCAAAAATAGAAAAAGCAAAAAAAGTCAAAAAATGGGTAACAAGTGAAGTGCTTCCATCTATTCGTAAAAATGGAGGTTATATAGTATCTTCTGAAGACGATACACCTGAAATTATTATGGCTCGTGCCATTTTAGTAGCACAAGAAACTATTAAGAAGAAAGACGAAAAGTTAAAACAACTCGAAGCTGAAAAAATTAAAATAATAGAAGAAACAAAACCGTGTGTAGTATTCACGGAAAGTGTAAAAGTAAGTAATACAAACATACTTGTACGTGATCTTGCAAAAATTATCACACAAAACGGGATTCCGATCGGGGCCCAACGATTATATGATTGGTTTGTTGAAAAGAAATATCTGATAAGACATAAACGCTGGAGTAAATCCAAAAACAAGTATGCTACTTACTATACCCCCACACAGGCATCATCTGAAAGAGACCTATTTTGGGTATCTGAAAGGCCTATATCTAATCCGGGAGAAACACCTTTTACAGTGTTTACTACTTATGTGACAGGGAAGGGGCAAATCTATTTTGTAAACAAATTTCTAAAACAAAAAGAATTGGTATAAACACAGAGGGGTGTAATGCCCCTCTCTAAAATTAATAAGTTCAAACAACCATGATCCCCAACAAAACTAGTAAAGACTACAAACGGCTCAAGGAGCTGCTTGATAAAGGAGAAAAAATAACTGTATTTTTCTTGCATAAATCAGGGTATGGAACTGAGCATAAAATACGCAAAACAGCTGAAAAGAAATATAACGAAATAACACACTGTGACGGATATTTTATAGGCCCAATGACCATATACCCTTTCAGTCAAAAACCTTTTGAATACTACTGTGAAAAATACAATGTTGAATTTATAGAGCCAAATTTATGAAAAACCAAGTTTTATCAATAAGTCAAATGAGACATCTAAGGGACTTAGGTGTTGATACACAGGAAGCTAGTGTTGTACATCTCTTTAAAGATGAAGAGGAGAATTATATAGATTATGACGAAGCAGAAACTTTAAGGGAAGAAATCGTAGTATTAGACAGATACTATGATGCTGAAATGGGGAACTATGACCATTCACTTAGAATGGATTATGGAGTGTTTACTCTTCAAGATTTATTAGACAAACTTCCTCATAGTATTACAAACGATAGGTTAAATGGTCTTACAATAGAAAAGTTATCAAATTGTTGGGACGTATATTATGAAGTTATTGGATTTATTAATAAAGAAGTTATTAAATCTATCCGTCGTGAGACATTACTAGAAGCTGTTTATGAAATGCTTTGTTATCTTGCTGAAAACAAACTTTTAGAAAAGGAGAGAAAATGAATTTAAATAACATGCGCGAAGAAGCATTTAAAATAGCCTGAAAGAAAACAAACACAAGAAAAAACTAAACTTCTATAATATGAAAGTTTATATAATCCTAATCCATGAAATACCTTTTGTTCATGATATTATGGACAAAGTGGACCTCACAGAAAGAGGGAGTAAAGTGTATGCCAAATTCAGGACGATTAAAATGGAATCACATGATGAAAGTGAATATAATTTCAAGAAAATAGTAGAACATATATGTTTTAAGCAGCATAAAGAACTTCAAAATACGGATGGGATAGGCAAACCTGTATTTGTATATGCTGTCTCAAACAAATCTCATCGTATTGTTTATTTCAGGAAAGGCATAAATCAGATCTCAGATGGTAAAAAGATATATATGTTTGATGATGTGATTTCTCGTTTTTTATCTGTTCAGACAGATAACATGAGAAGAGTTATGAAGGTCGGGGATGAAATTAATGAAAAATTTTGTCCGATAAAATGCTACAAATATTAACATTTAATAAAACAGTAAAAGCGATAATAAAAAGGAGGAGAAGAAATGATCACAAGAAAACAGATTATCAAGGCGGCAGAAGACTTTGCCAATAGAGAGTACGAGATAAGCGACATTGATAGAGACCCTTTATACAAAGGATTTTATTACGGTGCAAAATGGCGCATCAACAGCGTATGGCACGATAGAACAGAGCAAGCAGATACATCAAAAGAATTAATGCTTATGTATTCAAATAGGTCATGTCGGATTACTCTATTAAATTTAACGTGGGATGGATTTCTTTCAGTAGATATGTTTATTAAATGGGCATACATTGAAGATTTAATACCAAACAAGGAGGACTTATGAAATTTGTAGCACAATTTGACGTAACAAGTAATCAGAACTGGGAGAAAGGAGTTCCTGTTACCAATATATTTGATTCAGATACTACTCTTGCTGAAATAGAGAATTGGGTTCGCAATAATACAGGTTTTGACCAATACGGATATCACAGATGTTCGGACGTTCGTATAAGTATAATTAAGGAGGACTGACTTATGATAATAAAAATTAATGAAAAATTTTGTCCGATAAAATGCTATAAATACTAATACTTAAAGATGAGAAAAATGACTAGTATAAATCTATGTAGATGTCCTTATTGTGGATCTTACCACTACGAAGTAGGGTATTTTACGTCCGCGGCTAATTGTAAATGTCTCGATTGTAGTAGTCTATTTTGGTTCGATTTTAGTATTTAAATTACGTTTGAGATTGTAATTTGTATTAAATCTGTAAAATAGCAATAATATGAAACTATTATTTGTTATAAATAACATTCAAGAAGCATACTATGAATATGAAAATACAGGAAGTATGCCAGCAGTTAAAAAGCGTTCTGTTGAAATAGAATTAACAGATGAGCAAGTAAGAAAAATAGGTATCCGTAATATAGGATATAGTAGTAGGACCCCCATAACAGAGACTATAGAATCAGTATCTTTGTTATTAGAAGGCGCAGTATAGGCAGATAAACATCCAGAATCTTTATGGATTAGTGTTACAGAAAGACTACCAGAAGATGACTTTAATTGTATTGTGACGAATGAATATGGAAGAGGAGTAGATATAGCTTACTATGTAAAAGAGGAAAAATTATGGTGTACTGCTTACTCCAGAGATACAGTTCATGGAATTACCCATTGGATGAAAGTATCTAAAATTATATAAGAGATAAATATAAAGTATATGAACTATGTGAATTGTTCTATTAATGCAAATAAAGTAAAGGAGAATTAATTATGCGTACAATACCTTGTTTTATTCAGAAAAATACACCGGAATTAGTAGAAAAATTAAAAGATTTAGGATTAAAGGTCTATTTAGATTGTGAGCCTGATTACTTACTAGCATGTCATAGAGTAGTAACCGGGATTTGGTCAGAAACAGCACTTGAAGATTTAAAAAGTAATGGAGTAATAGATTGCGGTGATAATGAGGACCTTTTTTATGCTATTGCTGCTCTCCGGGATGATTCAGATAAGAATCAATGGTTTGTTACAGAAGAAGAAATACACTGGCCAAATCAGGATACGTGGATGCCTGTCGGATCATTCATCTTTAGTTATCTACATAACTATACACATGATGATGGGAAAGTCCATAAGGCCACAGTAAAAGAGCTTATAGAGCATTTTGGTAGCGACATTAATAGCGGGAGTAAATAAAATAATCCTTTAATAGAAACATGAGAAAAGCAAAAATAATAAAAGGAGACCTATGTCATGCTCTGCGTGATGATGACGAAGTATATGTACATTCCATCTGCCCGGAAAATGGTAAGGCTATAGTGGAAATTTCTGACGGAAGATTATTTAATGTAGATATTGAAGATATTCAATTTAAAGATCCTCCTGAACCAGAGAGAGGTATAATCCTTCAATCTTACTCTGTCTGTCCTGTTTGTCATGGGACCGGCAAGGTTACTCCTGGTTTTTATGCCTCTGGAACCATAGGACAAAATTCAGATTGGTCTAATACTTGCCGGACATGTCACGGATGTGGAGTTTTAAAAAATTAAACGAATTGATATGAAAAAACTACTAATTCAACTTCTTGAAAAATGGGCATGTAAACATGAATGGAAAACATACCAGAAATGCGATGTTTACAATGTATTTAGCAGGAAAATCCCTTCACATTTAGAATTTATACTTATATGCAAGAAATGTGGGAAAATAAAGAAAATAAGATTATAGCGAGGTTATACCTCGCTATTCTTCCAAAAATTTTGACAAACTTTCCATGTCATCAAATTCTTTTATTTCAGAATCATCTTTTATACGTACTCTTCTATTTTCCCTGCCTTTTTTTACAGCTTCTATCATCGTCTTGACTATTTCAGACATATTGGCCATATCTATTGTTATATTTTTACAATGCTCTACTATTGAGCATAATTCATCCGTAAAAGATCTTGATACAAAAGATACACCGGAAAAATCAAGGATAACCTTGTCTGATATACCATCTATCGCGCTCCTTATTATTTCCGCATTAGAACGGGAACGCACATCGCTGCTGATCAATGCTGATATTTTTATTATCTCCTTCTTCATGATTCCCATTTTTTAATTATTGTATATATTTTTCGTATTTAAAGTCCGCTGGAACATCTATCGGTATTCTCATTAGAATAATTGTTCCGTTCCAGCTTATTGAATCCGGCAATTTAATAAAATAACTCTTATGGTCGGAGTGTCTATGAAAACCGCCTCCTGACAACATAAAGAAGGCTCCACCCAATCCATCTACAAGCATATTCTTAGAGGATGATATTCCATAACCTCGATTCTCTGTTTCAGGCAAATCTTTGGTTGAATAACCTTCATTTGCCATTTTAAGGGCTATAGCGTCATCATCCCCGATTATATCTAAATATTTGCACGTATTTATATAACTACCCAGCACTGTTATCCCTGAATCTGCTATACATATATCAATACATCTCTCCTGGTGTATATACTGTGAATATATGTACCCAAATTTACTTTTGGAATGCTGGCTTATATTGCATATTAGTTCCCCCAAAAAGTAAGACAAAGGCGTTGTTATTCTTTTATCCGCCCCAATCTGTGTTTCAATAATATTTTGTATTGTGGTTTGCAATCCGTCGATATTACTGCCGCATAAATCAAACTTACATATTGGTATATAGGTTTTTTGTATGTAATCATTTAAGATTTCTTCAATATCCACATCTTTATCAATGCATAATAAATCATCAAAATAAATTAAGTTGAAATAAGCCCTAAGGTATGGCGGTATATTTATACATATTATTTTCTTTTCACAATTACTTCTGTATAAAGCAAGAGGGAATAAGAAAAATGGATGGAAAAAAGAGCAATCTTTAAAATCCCAAATAATATCATTGCTATTAATAGCTTCTACCTGATGTATCACCCGAAATAAGTAATTGAAAGCACTTCCGATTCTTTCATCTCTGGTCACATTCGGTATGTTAATGATATTACTCATTTATAGACATTTAATATAAATCTCAACTATACAAAGGTCGTAAAACTATCTAATAAAAACAATTACCGCCATAGTTTTTTAATAAAAATTAATCACAAAAAGAGGGGACACAACTCCCCTCTCACACCTTCCGATATGTTCACGACTAAATATTTACGCGGCCTTACAGGCATCTTAAAGCAAACAGGGCTATTTCGCTGATATAGCTGCTTGCTGCGTTGTCGGCAATATTGATTAATATTTCAAAACTATCGGGCATAATATTTTATTTCATAGTTGCGAATGAACCCCTTGCACAATAAATAAACTACAACCGGGAACATCATTTCAGCAATATCTCCGTTTATATAACAAATTTCCTCTCCTTGTAAATTAAATCCACTACTTACCGCAATATGAACTGACAGATGGTGCAGTTCATGCGTGATCAGATTAAAGTACTTTGCCGGACTAATAGAAATTGCAAATATGACCACTGATTCCCGGTAAAAATAGTTACTGAATGCAAGACCATTATTTACATTTCCGCTTGTCAGGTTTTTATATGCATTTTTTAAATCCGATTCACTACAATTTAACCCATACAAGGCGTTCATAATTTCATCTACGTGATACCTTGTAACCGGATAAAAGGCGGTTATATTCCATTTTTTACCTTTTACGTAAATATGGAATCGTTGTCTGATCATAGAAAATCACTCCATTCTACTCCGCATCCATTGGCTACCATCGTAGCGTACCATCTTCGCATAATAGTTCCATCAGCTGCATCAGGGTCATCGATTGAATCTTTTACAAATAAAGCAAGCGATTTATCGTCTGGGAGACTAGATTTATAAAAATCTGCTCTAGCCATATTTGCAACGTACACATAATCATAAAGTGTATTATTTTCCAGTTTCACACCGTGCTTAGCGAGAAGTTCGTCAACCTGATCTTTGCTCATTGGTTCTATTGGTTCAAGCCTGCCAGTTGCGGGATTTTTTTTCTTCATTAAAGAAATTGCATAATCGCATGTCTTTTTATCAAAATGCCATCCCCTGAAACTAAGATACCGAGACATTGCTATCGGTCTGTAAAAATCGTATGTATCTAATGCTTGTTTACACATATTATTTAATATTTAAGGAGGGATGTTTCCACCCCTCCAGGTGAACCTGTTTACATAAACCGGGGATCAAATCCCTGTCCGCCGAAATTATTCCGGAACCATTGTCCGACATTTTCGCCGTAACCACCTTGGCCCATATTCTGGCCCATGCCTTGTCCAGAATTTTGACCATATCCCTGATTGCCGCTTCTTTGGCCCATTCCCTGCCCCATTTTATTGAGCAGTTTATGTCCTTTTTTCAGGAAATCCTGTAATTCTTCTGCGAATTCTCTTATTTCTTCATTCATAACATGATAATTTTAAAGTTAATTAATTGAGGAGTTCTTTCAACTCCCCTAGGTCTTCCGACGTGAACTTAATACAACCCAAGCTACCTATAAACATATCTAACAAGAAATTATGAGGCATATCTACGATGGCCTGGCCTTTTCCTACTGTAACTTTAACCATCCCTAATTGATACTCCCTAACGTCCATTTCTTCAAATAAAGAGACAAGATTATCAACCATAACATCGCTGTCTATTGTTCCGTCTTCTCCGGCAATAAACAAAAATCCGGTATCAAGCCATCTGTTGATAAGTGCATCCTTCCTGGCTAGTAAATTACTTAACCCATTTTTAAAGAAAGTGCGCGTATGTGCTTTATCCGGAAAAAGAGAATCTATTTTACTATTTCCCCAGGATTGTACTGCGGTTTTAATTTCACCTTTAAACTGGTTCAAATCCTCTTTTTTCATTTCTTGCCTCCTTTCTGTCGTTTCATTTTCTGATACTCAGAATAGGGAATATCAGAATACTTTTCCTTATATTCCTGGAAATCGTTGATCTCCTTGTCAACCTCAGTAGCAGCGGATTTTCTAAGCCTTTTTACAAGCGTCAGATGATTCTCTAGGGCATCCTTACCTTCTTTTGAGCCTTCTACCACCGGGCGCATCATTTGCATGTATTTAGCTTGAAGAATAGACATTATCATATTCTGACTTTCAATAAATTCTTCATTGTTTGTTACGATTTCAAATTCCTTGTCAGTCATTGCTGATACAATGCTTTCGATTTCGTCCCATATAGGAGTCTGGCTTTGTTGTGGTTGCTGGACCATCTGATTTTTTGCTCTTTGCATCGCTTGTTTTTTCTGCTCCAAAGCGGCCTGCATCCGCTCTATCTCCTGATATCGTTCTTCCATGTTATAGGAAGATTGGTTTAAAAGGGGATCGCTGCTTCCGTTAAAGAAAAAGTTATTTCCTGGCATGGCTATTTAGTTTTTTGTTTTCTACGTTTATAAGCTCTCTTTTGGGTGAGCATTTTAGGCTGCCGGAGTTGATCCTCCACTTGTCTGGTTGCGAAAGCAGCAATAACTTCCGATACCCGTAATAGTAGGTTCGGTAGGTACTACTACTACACCTTCAACCATTTTGCAGGTCTTGCGGTCTACATAGTTAATTCCGGCGGTGAATGCTTTTTCAATTTCACACTGAATCAGTTTATCCTGATAGGGACGAACGGCATTGCTAATCGCTACTTGTGCTTTCAGATCACACAGTTCCTTCCGGGTTTCATCGTCTTTATCACGGGTATACTTGTACAGGCCGAACAATTCAGAATTCAGACGGTTATTAACCGCGTCGATATTGTCCCGGTTGTTTTTATACAACCCAAAATCGGCGTCTACCATCGTCTTGTACAAGCTGAATTTTTCAGCAATGTCTGTTTCACGGTTTGCTGCAATAGCCTGCATAGAGCCCAGTTTTAATCCCCACATTGCATTTGTCAATTCCAAAGCATCTTCACATCCTTTTTCCCATGCTTGGAAAGAAGTAGGGGCAACACAACCATTCCCGGCCCCAGTGCCGTATGCGTTAATGTTTACATTTGCAGGAGTACTAGCACCTCCGGAGAAACCAGCTCCACCGCCTAGGATTGAACCAATACCATTGCCACGTCCCCAAAGAGCGGCAGCGCCGAGGACAGTACCGATAATACCCAAGGTAAGGCCGGCATTCGCCCGCTCTCTCGTAGAGCGACGATTTTCACCGCCTTCCTCATACACTTTCTTTTCGATAATTTCCATATAATTAAAGAATTTTGATTATTCCGGCACTATTGCCGGATATCCCAAAATTCGACATAAATAGATGTTTTGTAAAAAGTTACATTCCTATATAATAGAAGTTTAAGGACTTTATACAGAATAAATTTCCAATAAAAAAGAAAGTTTTATGTAATAAGCAATGTTACAATGGATGCTATTAAAATCCATCCCTTAATACAATGGTTATCTCAGT